GAACCTGAACCACACTCGGTGCCAGAAGTTCAACCTTAATCACCAAAGATAATTTAAAGCCCAGTAAGCAGGAGAGTTTTTATCTTTGTAAGCAAATGTTCCATCTTTTTTTTTTATACCTTTTATTCTTGCTCTAAAAGATTTCCTTTGTTCTTTTGTTGCTTTACCACTTCTCCAATCATCGTAACCTACTGCTCCAAAGTGAATCAGCCTTTTACCACCCGATGGACTCTTGACATACACAGAAAATTTCTTCCCTGCTTTTTTACTCTTAAAAGGTTTATAAAGAGGTTTATCCATTTTATTATATATAATATAATAAATGACTACGAATAAAGAAAAATATAATATTAAATATAGATTTCCAAAAGGAACTTCACATTCGATAAAAGATATCTCCAACAAAACAGGGATTCCATTACGAATCCTCAATCAAGTTATGTCTCGTGGAAGAGGGGCACATAAATCTAATCCTCAGTCTGTGAGGAGTACGAGTGGAAAAAAAATAGGAGGTAGTAGTTTAAAAGGTAAGATGTCTGCTACTCAGTGGGGTCAAGCAAGAATTTACAGCTTCGTCATGAAGGGTAAAGGAACATACGGCAAAGCAGATTCCGATCTTGCCGATAAAGTAAAAGCAATGAAGATAAGAGGTTATATGAGATGATTTATTCGGAATCACACTCGGTGTCCGATCCCGAGGATGATTCATTATTTATTTGTTCCTTTTTCTTTTTATATTCTTCTTTTGCTTTCTTCATTTTATTCTCTTTCTTTTCTTTCTTAGTCAATTTGGGTCTTCCAACAGATTTCTTTTTAATTTCTTCTCTAAGGTTTTTATTTTCAATTTCAGTTTCCAATAATTTATCTTTTAATTCTTTCTCTGTATTCGTTTTTAATGAACTGTAATGTGCTACTGCTTCTTCCAATCTAAGGACTTCTGATGTAAGTTTCTGAATCCTTTCTGATTGAAATTGTTTTCTATCTTTTTCCTGTTCTCTGTAATCTGATACTCTTAATTCTACCTCATCAGATATAGTTTTTTCAATAACATTTTCTTTGTCATTGATGATATCTTTTAATTGTTTCTTAAGTTCTGAAATCTTTACACTTTGTTTCTTTGGAATATCTTCATCCACTTCAAAAAGATATTCAAAAATGATTCCCAGATATTTCTTTGTATAAGCACTCTTCAGCCATTTATTAATCTCAAACTTTACACTTCTTGCTTTTCCATCAACTGCTTTTCCATCTTCTTTGAAATTGCTGTAATGATATTTTCCATCTTCAAAATATTCAAGTATTAAATCAGTAATAAACTCTGATTGTCCGTCCTTGTGTCTTTGAAGTCCTTCATAATATTTATCTCTGCTAAGTGTGATTGTCTTTGACTGCTCTGCTTGATCTACCATTATATAATGATAGTATGTGTTTTAATTTTTAAATAATTTTTTAACGCAATAAAAATGACTATTGCGTTTTTCGGTGTTTTTTTCATTTAAAAGGTAAATGATGGAAATTAACTGATACGTTTATCGATGTTTTTTCCATTTAAAAGGTATTAACTGGTAAAAATGTTATTAAAACGGATAACGGAGTTTTGACTATTCTATGGTAATATATAGAATAATTAATTGTTAATTTGTTAATTAATTATTTCTATACAATCAAGGTTAAGCACATTATGCGTTTTTACGTTTTAATTTAAACGGATATTATATCATAAGTAAAAGAGTATATTTTTACTGTTAAATCTCTTAATTTAAAAGGGATAGTTCCGTTAAAGGTAAAAATCACTAAAAAAACAATGTTAAACGGAATTACTTCTTCTTCTTCTTATTATTACTTTTCTTTGGTGGAGTATAATTCTCAAATACATCTTTTGCTTTTACTTTCTTTTGATCTTCGGTTACTTCTTCAAGGTTGTAGGCATCTTCTGAATTGTAAGGAACAGATTTAACATTCTTCTTCGGCATGTTTTTTATATATTATTTAGTTAATATTTTTTTTATATTGGATACATTATAAAATGTCATTACTAATTCTGTCAAATGATGAAGAGTTTCAATCAACATCAGGACTTGGTGCTGGGGGAGGAATTTCTGCTCCAAACACATTTACAAATGTTCTTCAAGCACCTCTTGTTATTCCAAAAGATTCAGAGGTTGCTTTACAGAGTCTAAAAGTTCAGAAGGCTGCTACAATAACCGTTAATTCGGCAAACAATAAGATATGGACTTACATTGGAAAAGGTAGAGATGCTGATTTTGTTGATTCTGAAGATCCCCGACAGACTGCTCCAACAAGATTTATTCCAAGAGATGATTACACAGCAGAAAGTTTCGTAACCGATTGCTTACTTCCAAGTTTAAGAAAAGCAATATTTCATCCAGATTATCAAAACAGATTGAATGGTTCTGTAAAAGAAGATGCTAATGGTAATTTTGAGGGATACAACATTAAATTTGGAGAAGGCAATACTCCTCCATCTGATGTATTCCCTGCTGATGCTGAGTTTCTTCCTGCCGATGAAAACTCAGATGATTTCACATGGAATAATTCAGGCAAGACATTTACAAAGGGAACTAATACAGACAAAAGAGCATACGGTATAGCAAGTAGATATCCGATGTCGGCAAGACAGGCAAAACACGTCGTAAATTTTTCGGGAGCAGGTTCAGGTCAGTGGGCTATCAGTTTATCAAGATATGCTTCTGATATCTACCCGTATCCGTCTTACGCCTCACCCCTTCAAAAGAACTGGGCTGATTTTGCTGTAATCAGAGATGAAAATGATGAACTTAAAATATTTCACGCCGTTCAGGAGGATACTGGTTTTCAAGATATGACAATGAGAGAGGTTGTATATTATGGATACACAGGTGCTACTGTTGCTAATGCTTATGATTTAGGAACTAATGCTTCGTCATTCAATGAAGTAGAGTTTTTTATTGATGGAGAACAAGTTGAAGTATATTTGAGAAAGGGTGGAGGAGCAAGAACTAAGTTGTGTAGTCCCGAACTAGGAACACCTGCTAAGGATAATTATTTCAAACCGATTAATATGTGTTGTGCTTATCTGTATCCAAAATATGAACTTACTGTTTCAGGTTCTAAATTTACAATGGTGAATAATGAGGCAGTTGATATATCAGATTTTGTATTTGATGGGAACTATCTGAATCCAGGAAAGTCCGGAATCAATTTAACAAGACATGATTATTATGTTACTGCTTTGTCTGGTTTAGGTCCTTATCAAATAACTGCTCAGGAAGCAGATCTACAAAGCACTTACAATGACTTTGATGCTCAGATTGCGACTCAACATGTCTTTCAAAGATTCTCAGATCAACTTCCAAAGATAGTATTAATTGTTTCTCCAGATCCAGATAATTATATTGACAGTCAGGGTGCTAATTGTGGTCACCTTTTAGGATTTGATGATGAAACAGTTCTTGATAATCCAACACAAACAACAGGATTCAAAACATTTACATCTCACGAAGTTCCAGATAATATTGTAAGAGAAACTATGTTTTTTAGATTATCATCTCTTACTCAAAGATCTAAGAATGGTTTTACAGGTAATGATAGTAAGATTATTTATCACTGTCCTCGGTTTGATACGTCGGGACAAGATCAAGGACAATTATACTTTGAACCGACTGAGAAGACATACATTGATATTGGAAACATAGCAGATACACCTGTAAATTCTTTCTCAGTTGAAATGGTGGATAGACAAGAAAGATTAGTCCCAGGGTTAGTCGGGAACACAACAGCAGTCCTCCACATTAGAAAGAAAAAACAATAAACTATAATTTTTAGTCAAAATAATAATTTTTTAGTCAGAATAGAAAAAATATAGAAGTATATTATAAATATGGAACAAGTTTTACCTGAAATAATTGGAGATCCTGAATTGACTGTTGAATCAGATGAAGATTTATTGGCTCCAGAAGATGATGTTGAGGTTGAAATAAAAGAACATGTTGATACTGATGATGTCTTTGATAAACCTAAGAAACCTAAGAAAGAGCAGTCTGATACTACGATAAAACCTATAAAGAGTACGAAACCTAAAAGGGTAATGTCCGAATCTCATAAAGAAAAATTAAAATTAGCAAGAGAACGAGCAGTTGTAGTCCGTAGAGAGAGAGCAGCAGAAAAAAAGAAATTAAAAGATTTAGAGAATCAAGTTAAATCAAAACAAAAAGAAAAGAAAATTAAAGATATGGAAAATATTGTAAATGATGTCGTAGAAGAAAAGAAACCCGTCAAGGCAGAAATAGATGATACAATTATTCAAAAAGCCATTGAGGAAGCATTGACAAAAAATGAGATGATGAGACAGAAGAGAAAGGCAGAGAAAAAAGCAAAACAAGATGAATCAATAAGACAAGCAAAGGCACAGGAGGCAATAAGACAAGCAGTATATCCTGCTAAGCTCTATGCTAATGATCAAGGTTTTGCTAGTAAATATATTTATAATTTTCAATAAATTTGAAAATGACATCTTTTTTAACTTAAGTTTTTATGGAAATCGTTAGAATCTATTGTATTGAAGATTGTAATGGATTGAAATATATTGGTTCTACAAAGAGAACATTAAAAATAAGATTAACCGAACATAAATCAAAAAGAAAAGAATGTAGAAGTAGAGAATTAGATTTAGAGAACTGTAAAATCTATACATTAGAAGAAACAGATGAAGAACATAGAAAAGTAACAGAAAAATATTGGATTCATACTTTTGATTGTGTTAATTATGTAGATACTGTTCTTGATATAAAAGAATGGAAAAAAAAATATCATCAGCAAAATAAAGATAAAAGAAATCAATATACAAGGAATTATAATAAGTTCAAAAATTCTTGGGGAGGAGATAGTAGATTTAATAATAATTTATTGAAAATAGATTTAGACATTTTTATATAATGTAATAACATAGAATATAAATGGCTGATTTTCCTCAAATTATTCCCGTTAAAGCAGAGAATGATGGAGTTGCGAAGCCCCATCATCAGAATTTGCCCGAAGTTGGTGTTGGTGTGAAGGGTGCTGGTAAATGTCTCCTTATGATCTCTCCGCGCCAGACAGGAAAAAGTACGATAATCTCCAATCTTTTTTTGAATGATAATCTATATGGTCAGGATCATTTTGATGAGGTAGTTGTAATTAGTCCTACGATTAATATGGATAGCACCTCACGATTTATGAAAAAGAGATTCACTTGTTATGATACATATTCTCCAAGTATTATACAGGGGATTACAGAGAGACAAATGGCTTTTGAAGATGAGAACAGACCCGATATAGCAGTTGTTCTTGATGATTGCGTCGGATTACTTGATAGACACGTAGCAAATTTAGTTACGAGGAGCCGTCATTATGGTATTAAATTATTAGTTATTAGTGTTCAGAAGTTCAGAGGAGCAGTAGATCCAATTATTCGGGCAAATGCTACAGATGTAATTGTTGGTTCTCCTTTTCCAAATATGAAAGAATTATCCGCCATTTCTGAGGAATACGGAGATCTATTTAATTCTCCTCAAAATTGGTTAAAATTATACAGACAATCAACTCCAAAGAAATATGATTTCTGTTATATGAAACTACAAAATCCTCCTTTGATGTATAAGAATTTTGAGAAGGTTGTAGCAACAGGCGGACAGAATTACGACCCTTCTGTAAATGATCCAAAAGAAAATACTTTTGAATAAAGATTCTTATAAAATTATTTTATTTGAGACTATATAAACAAAATGGGGTTTGATATGTATAATATGTCTTCTGCTCTTTCTGACGGGAATGCTAGAACGGCAGCTGTTCAGAATCTAAATGAAACGATAAGATTGAATAATGAAACAAAACTTGCGAATGCTTCGACTGCTGCTAAGAATGCTGTGTCGGGAGATAAAGAAAGGGGATTACTTGCTGGTATTAAAGATGGTATTGGAGAAGGCGGAGCATTAGCAAATACTGCTGGAAAAGTTCAGGCATATCAGGCAGCAGTGAATGCTACTCCAATAACTACTCCTGGTGGTTGGACTGAGGTAAAACCGACTGAGGCAGAAGTAAATGCTAAGGCACCGAATCCAGGTGAGGAAGCAGATTTAAATGTGGAGAAACCTAGTTCTGCTATTACTACAAGTGAAGGAACATTAGAAGAAGGTTCTGATATTTTGTCAAAGGGAGATAAACTTTTAGCAGCAGGTGAAGAAGTTGGAAGAGGGGCAAAACTTGCTGGATCAATTGGTCGTGGTGTGGGAGTAGTTGGGGGACTTGCGACTGCTGGATTGGATATTGCTGCTGATGTAAAGTCTTTTGAATCAGGGAAGGGTCTATTAGCAGGGGATAATTTTGGTGAGAAGTTAGCAAACATTGGTTCAATTGGTGGTGCTGCTCTTGATATGTTGGGATTTGTTCCTGGATTTCAATTGGCGGGAGTTATTGGTGCTGGTCTTCAAGCTGCTTCGGGAGTTCTTGATGCTGCTAGTGAAGGAGTTCATACAGCAACACAAGTTGCTCAGGACAAAACGGTTACTCCTCCGACTGATACTCCACAAACAGCACAGGCATCACTTGCTGGTTCTTTTGCTAATGTAAGAACAGACTAATTTTTACAATTAATTTTTTAAAATATTTTTTATATTCAATACATTATAAATATGTCTGAATCTACTGGATTTTTCGTTGCTGATAACAAGATACCTCTCAAAGAGTCTTATGTTGCTATTCCATCTCAAAATGGTCTATCATACTCTGCTCAGAAACTAATTGAATTTTACATTCCTCCTAACATTGATGCTTTTAAACCGAAGAACTCTTATTTACAGTTTGATCTTGAAATTTCTCAGGACAGCAATGCTTCAACAACTCGTCTTCAACTTGATGAACTGATTGGAGGTCAAGTTTTACTGGATACGATTAGGATTCACTCAGGAGATAAATCCGAATTACTTGAGGAAATAAGACACTATCCAGTTCATGTTGCTACTAAGTATTCTTATCATTCCAACCCGACTTTAAGGGATCTCCGTGCTTTGAATGAAGGTGCTGGTATTTGGACTCCTGATGCTCGGGGGACAAGAGGCAGTTCTAAGTCTATGCTAGCGAATCATAAGTTTTCTCCGTATTACGAGGCACTTAATGCTTCGGATGATCCAACGAGTGCTTCTTTCACTAACTCTAAGTATCACAAGTGTAAGTTGAAACTTCCTCTTCACACTGGTCTATTCCAGAATGACAAGGTTGTTCCTGTTGGACTAATGAATGGTCTATTTGTTACTATTCTTACTTCTGAAAATAAGAGAGTATTCAGACAACTTGATTCTGTATCATATTCTAGACGACTTCCACTGAATCCTCTTTTCCATTCTCTGGACGGATCTACTGGTGCTCCCTTAACTTGGTCTAATGGTTCTGATTCAAATAAGGTATTCATTAAGCACGACAACAATAATTATAAGGTAGAAAATTTCCCCCTTGTTGTTGGTGAAGAAGTCGGGATTGCTAAACTAACTTCAAGAACTGAAAATGCTTTATCAGCAAATGCTATAATCAAGACTATTGAAACTTCTGGAACTGGTGCTAATAAATATGTGAAGGTTACATTCAATGCTTCTGTTACTAACAATGGTGCTGATATTACAAGCACTGGAAACTTTTCACTCTTTTCAAAATCTGTATTAAGGACTACATCATATAGTCCGAGTTATGAGATTTCAAATGCTGAACTTGTTCTTAACAAGATTGATATGGGAGATCAAGCACGGGCAGAAGCACAGAGGGATATGAGAGAAGGAAAGATGATGGTATATGATTTCTTATCAACTCAGGTATATAATCATTCTCAACTTTCGGGTGATCGTGTTGCTAATATTGGTATCCCTGCTAATCATCAGAGGGCAAAAAGTATTATTTGTGTTCCCACTGATGCTTCGGTATATTCTACTAAGGATAGCATCACAGGCGAAGGAACTTATGAGATTCATGCTAACTCACACGATAGTTTGCTATTATCTTCTCAGTCTGGTATTGCGGGAATAAGTGATAGACTAACTGAATATTTCTTTTTCTATGATGGTCGTAATCAACCTTCGTTGAACGTCAAGACTGAAAGAATTGGTGCTAAGGAATCAATTGATGCTATTCCTGTTCTTGAACTTGATAAGGCACTTGCTCAGGCGGATATGCCTGCTCTTCAAATGTCAAGATTCCAAGATAATTTCTGTATTGGAAGAAGTATGTCTCTTAATAAGGGAGTATATGATATGAGAGGAAAGGACTTTCGTCTCAATGTATTATATCAGGATACAACTAATGCTCCTACAAAAGATAAATTATGGTGTAATTTCGTTTATCATATTCGTAGAATCAATATTCGTGCGGATAGTATTCAGGTTGAAGTGTAACTTTTGAAAATTAATCAATAAAATATATTATATAAGATTAATTATAAAATGTCTGTAATCTATCAGGAAATCCAACCTTCAAATGTAAATTCTACACAGAAAGTTTCATACAAACAAGGGAATCCAATTGTTTCTTTTTTGATTGGAGCCCAGCCCCACCTCCTAGACGGTAGTTCAGTTCGTATCAGTGGAGATATTAACTTTTACAAAGATGCTAATAAAACAAAACCGACAACGGCAGATGAACTTGCTATTGATGAGAAACTTGCTTTATATTCAATAATTGAAAAAGTAACGATTACATCTCAGAGGTCTCGTCAGGTCATAGAAACGGTCAATCATTATGGACGTTTCCTTTCAACATACCTTCCGTATGTTAATTCTAAGAGTGATAAATTTTCTCATTTTAATGAAATGGCTCTAACTCTTCCTAACTATGAAACTCAGAAGAGAGAATTAGTTGATTTCCCCGCAACAGCACACGGATCAAGATTTTGTGTTGCTATTCCAACAGGATTCCTTGCTGCTGGAAATATGATTCCTCTTTCAAGTGATTCACTCGGGGGAGTTGAACTTTCTCTAAATCTTGCTCCAGATGCTCAGGCACTATATGCTCAGAATGGAACTACAACTGGTCTTACTGATTGTTTCTATGAATTGGAAAATCTAAGACTACATTGTGAATTAGTTGTTCCTCCGGATCCTCGTAATATGCTTCCTTCAACGGGTTCATTAACCTACAATGCTATTACTTCGTATTTCAATGTAATCAACTCGGCAAATGCTGTTGTTAATTTCAATCTTGGAACTTCTAGAACTCTTGGTGTTTTTATGAATATGTGTCCTTCTAAGTATCTAAACAATCTTGCTTTTAATTCGTATGCTACTACAACTCCTCTCAACAAGGATGGTGATCAGGCAGCTATTAAGCAGATTATTTTCACTAAGGGAGGAATGAGAATGCCGATTGCTTTCAATCTTGATACAAATGTAAAAGAAACTCCTTCTATTTCAACTGTTGATCCTCAGGTAGTAACTTTTGCTCGTGATAGTATTAAAGCAGGAATGAATCTAAGGTCTGAGGTTTCGCCGATTAACACTAACAGACTTTACAAAGGTAAAACTCCTCCTCTCACTGCTGATGGTGGTGTTATGGAATGTCTCGGAGTTCCGTTTGATACTGTTGGAACTGGTGTCGGGGAGGATTTCAGTACGACTCCTTTCGGTATCCAGATGGAGACTGATTTAACTACTGATTCTCCGAATGCTCTTTTCCTGTTTGTTCATTCACGCCAGACTTTGGTATTTAGTCCGCAGGGAATTCAAGTGGTTCAGTAAATCACTCCAAGTGAAAGTTTTTTTTTTTAAAATTATTTTTATATTGAAGATATTATAAAAATGACTTCTGTTCAAGAATCTGTTGGTGTAAGTCCCCCGAAAATGGACGGTTCAAATGTTCCTGATTTAATTCGTGTTGGAGCAATTCAAAGTAATATGGCTATGGATGTTTCTTCGGATGTGTTGGATCCGATTGTTTGTAATCAGACTAATTGTCGTTTTGTTTTAACTAACAAAGGTTATTTACATGATGGATCTCGTATTACTCTATCTGTGAAGGGTAATGCTTCAACTAGTTCTGGTGCTTTCTTTCCTCTTGGTCTGGGAGTCCATTCTTTAATTCGCCGAGCAACTCTGTCGATAGGTGGTAATACTATTTCTGAGATTGATGATTACAATCATTACAAGGCATTTGAGAGTATTTTCCTTTCAAGTGAAATCAATAAGGATCGGGAGGCATATATGTCGGGAAGACAGATGTCTCACGATTTCATATACAATTCAACTGCTGGTTCTCATTCGGACACTTCTGCGGAGGCATATGGTCTAGGAACAAATATTGAATACGATGGAGGCAATTTGGATTGTGATCCTGTTCTTGATATCAATCAGAAACCTGTATTTTCGGTAACTCTTTCAGAACTATTTCCTTTCCTCAAAGGAACAAATCTTCCACTTTTTGCTATGAAGCAGGAAATAGTAATTGATCTTGTATGGGAACCTCAGGTAGGTGGTCGTGTAAGTGTCAATTCCAATAACTCTAAGATTGGTTCGGCAATTGAGATTGATACTACTGAGGTAAAACTAGTAGCAGATTACATTTTCTATGATGGAGAACTAATGTCTCAACAGCTCCAGCAATATAATTCTCAACCGACTAATTTTGCTTACAATGATTACAGACTAACAAAGACAACTCTATCAGTAGCAGATGCTAAGAACTCGGTAAGAAATTTGGGAGGCGCAGGACGTATCGTCACCCGTGTAATGTCATTTATCAATGATGACAACAGATCTGAAAGATTTGTCTGTAATAAATATTCTGCTGTTGCTCCTGATAAGGATTATGCTTCGGGAACAAAAAAGAATGATACTCTTACTATGAATATCCGAATGAATGATTTCTTTGTTTTCCCGATTGATTTAAGTAATTCGGCAGTTCTCTTTGACAAGACTTCTCGGGCAATGGGTTCTCTTCCATTTGTAACTCGTCAAGAGTACTCTGGTGAAGGTGACACTATTACTTCGGCTTCTTGGGAACAAAATGCTCAGAATAGTTCAAGAGGTATTACTTCTAACTTTTTCTTTCAGGCATACAAACTTCCGACTGGTCGTGTTAATTCTCGGGGTCTTGAACTCACAACTAAACTTGATTCTCTACCTGCTCTTGCTACTGGAAAGAACTACACTCAGAGAACTTATGTTGAAATTGGAAAAGTTGCTGTTCTCAAGAATGGTTTCCTCACTGCTGGATTCAGTTAAGTAATGTAATTTGATTATCTTTTTTTATATTTGTTTTTATAAATGGCTCAACAACAAGTTCAAACCGAACCGTATGTGGATCTTAAATTATTAGAGTGTTCTAGACGGTCATCTGTTGAAGTTGGATCGGGTAATGATACTAATAATGCTATATTTATGAATAAGGTTGAGGAGGGATATATGTTAAATATTGGAGATAAAGTAAGTATTCATTCAGCAGTAGTTTCTGAGATTGGTGCTGGGGGAAATACTATTGAATTGAGAGGACAAAAAATAGGAAGAGTAGAATTAAATAATTTAACAAGAGTTGATACATATACAGAGAAGGATAGTTATTTAGATTCAGGTTATCAAGATGTTTTGAATACATATGATGCGAAAAGAATTGAGAAATATGATCATCAACCCGATTTATTGGATAATAAACTGTCAATGTCACTACAATATTATAAGGCAACAAACGGGGAGAATTGTTTTTCATTACCGAGAAGATTTGATAATAAAAATCCTTCAACAGCATATTCTGATGTGGATAGTTTTCATTCTGGGGCAACACTTCCTCAATTAAGGAATGGAAGATTTGTAGAGTCTGATTATTCAAGAGATAGGAATGCTTCTGCTCCATTTTCTAATGATTGGTTTGCTAATCTTGAATTGGTAAAAGTTAGACAAGATGGAACAAAATTCACATTATTTACAAGATTTGGAACTACTTGGTATAATGCTAATTCTACAAAGCCTTCTGAACCTTCGGCATTTGAATATAGGAATGGTAATGGGAGTATTGATCCTGCTGTTGCTCCTTATCTTCCATTTAGACAATTAAAAGAAGTAGAGATTCCAAGTGGGAGAAGATCAGCAGATTTTATAGCAGAGACTTTTACGAATTCACTTCAAAATGCTTCAGCATTAGAAAAATATTATCATTGGGGTTCAACACCGAGCAATCCAGCACCTGAAACTACGGATCAAAATCAAGGAGTCTTAGCAGCAACATATAAGACAGATACATTTAAACCTTTTAATTGTGCTAACTCTAATTTTAACTCTACAAATTATGGATCAGCAATGAGTTATTTATATCCAGCAACATTAAATCAATCACAATTGGATTGGATAAATTGTTTTGAGAACGTATGTTTTAAGAGACCTGATTTTGTTGAGTCTGGAAGATGGGATTGGGGAAATGGATATTTTTATGGTGGTGAAAATTACACTTATATTACGAAGGTCAGTAGTGACTTGAAAGCAGATAGAAAATCAATGAGAATAAGTATAAATCAAACTTATACAGATGAACACTGTAAGAAGCTTGCTAAATGGATAAAGACTCAGGAGTTGTATCCTGAATTTTGGGATTTTAGGAATGCTAGTTGTGTGAATGGTGAGATAAATCATGTTCAGACACAGATACTTGTTCCACAAGGTAATATATCTGTGGGAGCAACGGTAATAGATTTAGTAGGTGATCCATTAATTGTAGAGAAACCTCGTCATATAGAAAGTAGGGTTGTGACAATTGCGAATGGTTCTTTTACTCCGAATCCTTGTAAGATTCTTTCTTCTGAGGAATTGGGAGGAGGAATTCAAAGAATAACATTAGATGGAGCAACAAATGTTAATATTTTTGGCGAACCTCCTTTGACATTCACAATAACAGATGTATCTAAAAAATTAACATCAGATATTTCAAGATTTTTACATTTAGATATGGTTCAGGCATATGATGTAGCTAAAAAGACATCAGCACAGACAAGAAAAGAGTTTGGATCAGATATGAATGCTTCAAGTGCTTTTACTGATCAAAACTTAAAATTTAATATTGCTTCAGAACCGTTATTTGTGACATATATAAAAGAAGATGAAAATACATTTTATCAGAATCCAATATACAATATAAGGTCTGAGAAATTAAGTTATGGATTATTTTTGAAAGATGATGATGGAAATATTCAAGTGACAATGGAAGGTATTGGTGGAGGAGTTCCTGAGGAATATTATAATGCTTCGGGATTTTTTATTGGTGGTGAAGCAGCTGTTACGAATGGTTCATATGCTGATGAAAAATATAAAAGACATATAGGATATGATCCACATTTTTCGGCATATGGAAATGCTGCTATTGGTTTATATACACCTTCTGCTAGTGGTGTGAATGAGATAGAGCAGAATAGGTCAATAGGATTTGTAGATATGACAACTACGGGGCCTATATCTACTGGGGCTCCATTAACTGATGTAAATGAAAAATCAAAGGTAATAAATCAGGTATATTTAGGTTCATCAAATCCAAAATTAACTTATGATTCAACGAAGGATAGATTTGGATTTACAGAGTTTTATACTCCTGAATATTTGGGGAATAATGGAGCAGCAGGTGAAGCCACAGCTACGAATCCAATTGTTGATGGGAAAGCATTGGTATATAAAGTAAATAAAAGATTAAGAAGGCAGAATTTTTGTCCTGGAATGGGTCCTTATTCTCAAAATGCTTCAATACAAACATATGGTTCAGATGGAAAAAAGACATTAACAGAATTATCAGTTGATTTACCGAATCGTAATATTTATCCTTTTTCAGTAATGGATTGTCAGAGTGGTATTTCAATAGAGAGTTTTGGGATAACTGATGAGAATACTTGGAATAATTCATTATTAGGAATATTGGGATTTACATACGATCAATTACAGAGTCCTGTATCAGCAAGTAATACAACACAATCAAGAGTAAATACAGGAAACATACAACAGTTAAATAAGGTGACAACTCAGGCAGAAATAAAAGCACAAGATGTTTTATTGTATAATCAAAATATATGGGGAGCAACAATGTATCATCCGAATGTAATTACATCTTGTGTATTAACACAGCATAACGCGAGTGCTTCTAAGGTGAAGTATTTTCAATGGACTGATCCAATAGTTGTAGATACTGGTTCATTGACAGTGACAGCACAGGGGGTCCCGAGAAAAATGTTAAGTCCATTTTTTACAATAAGAAGTGATTTAATAGATCAGACACCTTACATGGGTGGTCCCGATTCTGGTGAGAGATTACCTGTTATGGGACACGTCAATAAATCAACTGATTCAGGAGATTTTTTTGTAGGAGGAGATGATTCAATACAATTTACGATAACAAGACAAAAACCTCTCAGTACGATAACAACAGCAATTACTGATCCTGATGGAAGGTTTAGTAGAGTAGATGATAATTCAGCAATAATATATAAGATACAGAGACAAAATCAATTACCGATAAATCTAGTAGCTTCATTGTTTCCGAATGGTATGTAAATATTTTGAAATGATATGTTTTTTAATTTTATATTTGTTTAAATAAATGGTTCATCAAGAAATAATTGAAAGTATATCAGAATTAATTCTTGAGTTAGAAATAATCCAAAATGAAATCATTTGTATCCGAGATGAAGAAGAAAAGTTAAAGAAAAAATCAAAATGTGATGATATCATTTATAATGTTTTGAAATATATAAAATGGAAGTAATGTCAAAAACAGATGTGATACAAATATTAAAAATATTAAAACAAAGAAATAAAAAAGATCTCATAACGAAGATTAGAATAGTATTTGAGGATTTACTTGATGAAGACTACGTCCCACCGAGAAAAAAAATAAAGAGAGAAGAATACAGTGATTCTGAGGGTTCTGCTGAGGAGGAGGAGGAATATATATGGGAGATGGATGAGTATGGGCTTATGTCTTTGATTTAACCTTTTTTCTAGGAGCAATATAACATACTTCATCAAAATCAATTAAACCGAGTCTAACTAGAGCCAATAAGGATAATTGGAAATAGCAGTGAGACATAGAGTCAATCTTTTTACCTTTTAGTTTTTTTTTGTAATGTAATTCACAATAATTTTTAGTATAATGTATGAGTTCTTTTATATTTTTTTTATCTTCTCTCATAGAGTTCAAGATAAATGTATTTGCTTCATTTAAATATTCTTCCACTGTTCTTCTACCGAGAGGTAGAGAGGAGATAAATTTGTCGTTCCAGAAAAGGACAAGAGAACCTTCTTTTCCTTGAATAATCATTTTCTATGTGTGAGATCTTTTTTGTATTTTCAAATTTATAAATATAGTATGAAAAAATTATTTATG